ATTGTGTCTGCTACATAAGCACCTTGTATGAAAGAGAACTCTATATCTCTAGCTGCTCTTTTCATAGCCATATCTAACTGGAAAGCCAATTCATCTTGAACTGGTTGATTTCCTAATATAGATTGACCTGCAAGGTTGCCTGTTGCAGCTTGTTTTGTGTATGATACGTTTACACCATATTGCATAATCTGTGTAACGTTAATTACTTCAGATCTACTTCTTTCTGCAAAAGTTGCATCTGCACCTTCAACAACTACTGTTTGAGCTGCTGTTGCGTTATCAACTGTTTGCCAGGTGAACTGTTTAGAGGTACTTGATTTACCTCCAGTCATTCCACCAATAGCAGAAAGGAAAGGTGTATCATTTGGAGTTATGTTAAATAACTCTCCCACGAAATTAGGGAGATCGTAAGAATCTCCTAATCCTGATACTGCACCCATTTTAAATCTCCTTTACTAATCTTTTTGGGTTAATGCTCTTAATTTTTCGGCTTTGAGATTAGCACTTGTAAGCCAATCACCATCTTGTTGAGCTTGTGCAATTTGGTCATTTATGCCTACTGGCTCTACAGGAACACTAGCTTCAATTACAGTGTCTAGACTTTCTTGGCTTGTTACCACTCTTGACTTCTGTGCTTGTTCTTGTGTAACTTCGGCAGGAGTTTCTGAGCTCCATCCGTAGTTTTCTTCAGCAAACTTTTTGACAGCATCAACTTCTAACTCACCTTTATACAAGTCTTTCAACGCTTTGCCCTGTCCAGAAGCTGGATCAAAACCTGCATCTTGAACAACTTTGTCCATCTTTACAGATTTATATTCCTTCTCTACACCTTCAAGCTCCTTGATACGATCACGCATCTGCTTGATAGCAGTGTTGTCCTCTTGTGTTTCTTCAACTGTATTTTCTATGTTTTCCATTTTATCTCTTTTCCTTCTCACAGTTTCCTACTAACTGCATTACCCTGTGGAAATAATGCGATAGGCGACAAATAATAATTTATGAACAATAAGAATTGTCAGCCACTCCTGACTGTCCGATTACACAGCGATTTGATTGTACTGAACTATACGCTGGGGATAATCCAGAGGTGCAGTGTCTATTTATTTCGCAGACTTCTGCTATGCGATAATTTTATTATACCACTATATGTAGTATGTCAAGGCTTATTGTTCAGTTAATCCTGTAACTCTGCCACCACGCCTAGCTAATCCACCAATAGGCGTAAACTGTGATTGTTCTTCTGCTTCTAATACTCGTAATTGTTCTATTTGATCTGGATCATTAAATACAGCAGCATCTGTAAAGTCCTCTAATGTAAACTCATCCTCTACTTCTTGACCACCTCTTTCTTGAAGTTCTTGTATTCTAGGTAGTTCTGATTGTGCAGAAGTAAATAATGTTCTAGCTTGTGTTTGTGATATACCTGCTCTTTGTAATCTTTGTGCAAAATCACCTGTTATTGTAAATCCTGCTCTAGCAGCTTCTCCACCAATTTGTGCAGTTGTAATTCTACCTGCAACTATTTCTTCTCCTACAGAAGGATCAAGTGCTCCTACAAATATAGCTTCAGGTGTAAGTTCTAGTCCAAAGTTTTCTCTGTAAAATGATTGTACTTCTGGTATGTTTTCTTGTACTCCTTGAAATACTGCACCTACTCTTTGTGCAAACTCTCTAGCAGATACTTCTCCTTCTACTAATCCTGTAAACCTATCACTAAGCAAATCTACTGATGTATTTCTTGGTACACCAAACTCTGCAAGTGTTCCTATGTATGATTCTCTAAGACCTTGATATGTAACTTCATCAAACTTGACAGTACCATCAGGTCTTTTGTTACCAGGAAATGCTGTGTCATATGCAGTTGTTTTTCTTACATTAGATATAGCAACGTTAGGATCACCTGTTTTAGACCACTCGTTAGCAAACAACTGTAATATATCAGGTGGCATATTTGGATATAAACTTTGTGCTAGTTCTAAAAATTTATCCATTATACGTTTACTCCTGATTGTGATATATTACCCTGCCCAAGTGCTTGTGATAAAGCAGTTGTTGCATCTTGTGTAACTTGTGTTACATCTAATTCTAATCCTTTTGTTCTTAATGTTTCTTCTGCTGTTGCAAAGTCATTTGTCTTAATCATATCCTGCCACCAACCCTGTGTTTCATCTGCTGTTTGTCCCCAAACAGAAGCTGTCAAGTTTCTCCAAGGTCTTGCAATATCTTCATATGTAAGTTCAGGATTTGTGTAAGCACTAAATGCAGCAAGTCTTGATTGTTTTAATGATGCTACTAATTGATCTTTATAATCAGGATCATTTCTTAGTTTACCTGCAATTTCTGAAGCCTCTCCATCTGTAATTTTGCCTAATACAGGTCCTAAATACTGTGAATATAATTGCTTTACTTCTGCTTCTCTTTGTGTTGTTCTATCTACACCTGTTATGGCAGTAGAGGTTAGATAACTTTCAAAATCTGTATCTCTTTTACCTTCTGCATAAGGATCAGCAAACAAAGATATTTGTTCTGTTGTATAATTTTGTGTCCACTGACCTGTAACAAACTTATCTGCAACCCAATTTACTAATGCTTCTGGTGCATTAGAAACACCTGCTGCTTGTAAGGCATTACCTACAGCTATTTGTCCATCTCTAATTGTTTGTGCAGCAGTTGAAGGATCTCCATAAAAAGTTCTTAACCATTCTCTTTCTGATTCACTATGTGTTTGATACCAAGTTGTAGATTGCCACTCTGCATCAGATACAGTTCTTCCTTCTACAGCAGCTTCTGCAATAAGTTCTAGCATTTCTCCATCTGTTATCCAAGGTGCAACCTGTGCTTGTTCTGAAATAGTTTCTACGAAACTTGCAAAAGGATTATCTATATCTGCTGTAAGTTGATCTGTATTACCAGTTACAACAGCAATAGAATCAAAAAATGCTTGATCCATAATTGCGTTAAATTGTGGTTCACCCATACCTTGTGTTATTAAACCTGCTTCGTATAAATCATTTCCTACTAATTCATATGCTAAATATATTGGAGAACCATCATAAAGCTCTCCATCTGAACCAGGTACTTCATAAACAATATAAGAAGCATCTCCAACTTTCCAATACAAAGCATTTATTGGAATGTTATTAAAAGATGTAAATGCAGTATTTGTTATTTGTCCTGATCCACCACTTGGAGGTCCACTTGGAGGTCCACCACCAGATCCACCTCCACCACCTCCAGATCCACCACCTCCAGATCCACCACCACCTTGACCACCACCTTGACCACCACCTTGACCACCTGTAAAAGTTGGTGATGGATCACTTGGTGTACCTGGAATAAAACCTAATTCATCTGTTGTTATAACTGGTCTATCAAAAGATGCAGGAACTCCTGCTTCTACTGCTAATTTTGCTTCTGCTATAACATCTTTTGGATCACGATTAGGAGCAAAGTCAAAAGTAGGTCCTGTGTATATAGGTTCACTAGCATTTTTAGATTCTTTAATTACTAATTCAGGTGATTTGTTAGGTGCAAAATCAAATGTAACAGTATTTCCACCTGCAATATTTCTTACAGATTTTTCAATATTTTTAACACCACTTGTAGATGTTTCTGATTCTCTAAATATTTGTTCATCTGTTTTTTTTGGAGTTGATGTTGCCAAGGGTTTGTATATTCTGTTCGCTATATTTAAAGCAGAAGATATTTCATCTTGTGTAAATTGTGTAGATTTTTTTACATTTAAACCCATCTTGTCATCATCAAGAATTTCACCAGTTTTTGTGTTTACTTTTGCACCTCTTAATTGTGCATCTATATCACTCTTAGAAATTGCTTGATCAACACTTCCTGTTTTCTTATCTGATTCTATTTTTTTAGCAATATAATATAATGCTAAATCTCCAACGTAATCTCCACCTGTATATGGCATTAGCTCTCGTTCCTACTAATAAAAGTTTTAACAATACTTCCTCCGAAACTACCAGCTTCTTCTGGAACTTGTGATTCAAAGTCTGGTCTAAAGCCACCTGCATTTGCTCGTGTTATAGCATCTAATATTTTTGCAGCATATACTTCATTGTTTGGGCTAGTAGAAGTAACTACAGGACCTACAGGTTCTTCTTGTTTACCCATAGGTTCTATATCTACTTCCATATTCATAAGTTCATCTGCTACAAGTTTATTCATAGCATTGACATATTCTTTTATGGACTGTCCTGTGTTATCTGTTTTGTCTAAATTTGCACTACCTGTATTCATAACTTCTTTTGCTTTATTAGGTCCTGCAAACCAAGCAATAGATACTAAATCCCAAGAATTGTATTTGTTAAAATATTCTTGTACTTTATATCTAGCTACAATATCTTGTGCTTTAGGATCGTGCCAATCTGCACCATCTAGTCCTGCTTGTTTAGACCAAACATTCCAATTTATATCTAGTATTCCGTAAGCACCAAGAGCTTGTACTCTTATTGGCTTACCTGTATTAGCATCAGTTATTGTGCTGGGATTATGCAATACTTGATAATCACCAGAACTTTCTTTCTGCTTTAACGCTTCTAAGTACATTCCTATAAGGTTTGGGTTACTATCCATTATGTTTTCGTTTTCCATAATACTACCTTGGAGCACCTGTGATGCTATTAAGAATGATACGATTAGTTGCTTGAATATCACGATTCGTACCTAGCCTTTCTTGTTCTTTAGCTGTAATGTTGTTAAACGTTTCAACTAAGTTAGCACCAGGATCAATCTGTTCTTTTGGAACATCAGATGTCGTATGATTTCCATAGTCATCTAGTGTATCTGGTGTAACATCTGGTAAAGGATCAGGAATAGCTTGTTCATATGCTAATTGACTGTCCTCTAAAAATTGGTCTGCTAATAGTTTTTTCTCATATGGCAAAGGTTCTCTGCCTAGTTCTCTCTCAAATAATCCATTGACACTATTAGATACAGCAGAATAATCAGGTGGTAAATAAGGTTTATATTCTACAGGACTAGATACAGGATTATCTAAATACAGTTGTAATACATTCTGATAACCTTTTTCTGCTTTTCCAAGACCTGAAGCATTTGCTTGTGCCATAAGCTGTTCCATAACTCTACCTTCTACACGAATATCAAAAAATCCTGGTCTAAATGGTTTTCCTACTTTATCACCGAGTAATCCTGCATTTACCATATCTGCTTGTAACTCTCTTACTTCTTCTGGTAATAAATTAGCAAAAACATTTTGATCGCCTTCTTGATAAAAGTTACCTGGTTGTGCTCCAATAGTTGTTGCTTCTCCACCATAAACAATAGTTTGATCTGCTGTTACACCAATAAAATTATAAGGACTTATACCTAAAATGTTTTGATTTACAACAGATTGATAGTCTTGTGTTTGAATACCCTTACTCAAAGCGTATTGATCTACATATTCTGCACCAAATAAATTAGTTGCTATAGCCATAGCAGTTGTTAGATCAGGAGCACCATTTAATTCTGCAACATTTTCTTCTGTAACATTAATAGGATTTTGCCCAGGTAATAAAGGTTGTTTAACTAGAGCTAATATTTCTGCTATAAATTTATCTTTTTCTGTCATTGATTACCTAATCCTAATTGTACCAACAAATTATCTTCATATTCAGGTTCTAATTCTCTTGATAGAAGTGTATCAAACATTGGTCCAAAGTCTGGATTTTCTTCTATAAGTTTTAGTGCTTCGTTTCTAAGTGCAGCTCTTGTTGCAGCATACTTAGATCCTGTTTTCCATATTGTTTCGGATAAACCAGCATTTACAAATGTATTGATTATATCTTGTCTAATTGCTAAATATTTCTTTGCAGACTGTACTGTATCAAATTTAGCCAAAGCAGGATCATCAACCATTTTTATCAACTGTTCTATTTGCATATCTATAGAAGGTTTAGTAGGTGATCCTACAATACCTGGTTGTCCATAACCCCAATATTGTTGTTCTAATTGTTTTTTCTTTGCATCTCTTAATGCTCTAGCAGCATCAGTATTGTTACCTATAATGTTTATTTTTCTTTCATACGCATCTAATGCAACTGCACCAAGAAGTTTGTTTTTAGCTATAGCCCATTGTTCAGGAGTTCTATAAACTCTTTTGTTTTGCATCAATGCTTTTTTGTATGAATCAAAAGAAAACTCTGCATATGCAGGAGGTGGTTCTAAATACCAAGCAACTAAAGGATATTTATCGTATAAATCTTTATTTTTCTTTAAAAAATCTGCACCTTCTACAGTTGTTGGATATTTTTCTATAGATACAGTTTTTGCAACTGTTAAAGGTAATGGATCAAGTCCAAACTTTTCAATAAACTCTTGTGTTGCTAAAACATCATCAAAGTTGTTTGACCTTTTAATAGTTCTATATTCATCTGCTAATGTTTCAAAAAAGAAATAATCTAAGTTTTGGTCAGTCAATTCGTATATAGGTTGCACAGAACCTGCTGGTCCCATTAGTTGTGAAAAAGCTCTAAATAAATAAATTCTTCTTGCAGCTTTTACAGCTTTTTCCATACCTTCTTTACCAGCTTCTTCTGTTGAATCATTAATAAGACCTGCATACAACATAGCTTTGTATGTGTCAATTACAGTATTGCCAAATACACCTTGTGAGTTTTCTCCTTTATCAAATAATAAAGTTCCAAACTTGTCTAACCAAGCAGGTAAAAATCCTAATCTTTTAGTTATTTCTTTAAAATCTTTTACGTTTGTAGGAGCAAAATCACCAAAGACTATTTTTGATACAAAGTTTTCTTCAGGCATATTTTGTAAAATAAATGATGCAGGTAACTGTATAACAGGTCCAAAACCTGGTAATAAAGTAGCTGCTATGTTTACAGACTGTGCATACACTGGCATATTAACTCTTACGTTTGTATCTGGTGAAGAATCTTTTAACATCCAGTTTTGAAATATATCTGATCCTGGATAGTTAAACATAACTTTATTATTTATAGGATTTTTATAAAAGAAACCTTTACCTGCAGGATCAAGTGTGTCATTTGGTTGTGCTGCACCATCCCAAGTAGTTTGGAATCTTGCTGCAACTTGTGGTTGTCTTTTAAGTATTGATGCCCAAGTTGTTAATACTTCTTGATAGGCGTTACCAAATGGAAACAACCAACGACTTGCTTCCCAAAACTTTCTTTCTTGTGTAATGTCATACAACAAACCTTTTACTTTTTCTACTGCGAAACCTTTAGCTAGATTTTCTATTAACTTTGCATCTGATATACCTGCTTCTCCAGCAGATTTTGTTTTTTCTATTTTTGCTAATTCTCTTTTATTTAAACCAGCTTTCTTTGCACCAGCTAAAATTTTAGCTTTTACAGTATCATCAGATATAGATATAAGCTCTCTTGACTTACTCCAGTAACTTGATTTAAACACAGGTATTCGTGATGCTACGTTAGTAGGTTGTGTACCAAACCATTTAAATAATGATTCTACTGATCTATCTAAAAACTTTCTATCACCAGAAAAAGGTGGCACTTTGTAATCTACGGATTCAGGTAACACATCTTCAAACTTTTTAATATATCCTTCAATAACTTCTTTATTTGCTATATCAACTTTTTTTTGTAATTTAGTTGCTTCATTACCAGTTATAGAACCATCAATTAAACCTCTATATTCTTTTTGTTTAATACCTGCTTTTGCACCAACATTCATATCAAATGTTTCATCACCTAATTTAAACTTACCTGTTTTAACTAATTCGTATAAATCTCTAGGTACATTCTTACCACCAAAAGATATTTTCATATCTTTTCTTAATAGTTCAACAAAATCACTTAATACTTTGTTGTAATCTCTTGGTGATAATCCTGAAGCACCTTCTAATATTCTGTAAGGATTGTGTTTACCTGCTGTTAAAGAAAGCATAGCATCTCTAGTAGGACCATCTTCTTTAAGTTTTTTTATTAATTTTTGTACTGCTTCTTTTTTGTTTCTAGATAGCTCAATAGTTGCTATTTCTTTAGCAAGAGCAGATTCAGAGTAATTTTGAATAACTCTATATTGTCCTTCATCCCATTTAACTTTGTTAATTTTTCTTTCTATTCTTTGATATTTTATATCACTAGCAACAGATTGTTTTCTTAATTGTTTAAAACTTCTAGTATCTCCGACAGAAGATTCAGATATACCTTGTCTAAAAGTTGGTGTATCTAACCACCCATCTCTTGCATAACTAGCTCTAACTTTTACACTATCATCTGTAAGTCTTGCAAGTAAAGCAATAGGATGATCTAACACTCCTAAAGCACCATCTGCTATAGCTCTTAGTTGTTCTTCAGCTATAACTCTTACAGTCCAAGCAGGTCTTAACAAAACCAAAGGTTTGAATACACCACTTACATAAGTATCTAAAGCTCTTGTAATACCTTCTCTGCCAACAATACGACTAGCATCATCATATTTATCTTTAAAACCACCGATTAATTTATTAGATAATTTTATAACTTCTGATGGTTTTGACAATATTAAATCTTGTGAAAGCATAGTTTCTATAAGTGGTCGTTGAAATAATGTTGTTGCTATATCATCAAGTGTATCTTTGTTTGTACCTGCAACAAACTCATCACCTTTTTTAAATAATTTTTCCCACGCTTTTTTCATACCTAAAGGCAAAACATCAATATTACTATATCTTGTTATATCTTCTGATATTTGATTTTTTTCATCAAGTGCAGATTTAAGAGATAAGAATACTCTATCTACTAATTTATCTGTTGCATTTCCTTCTACAAGTTTTCCTGTCTTTGTAAGTTCTTCTTTATAAATTTGTCTAAGTTGTGAAAAATCATCTTTAACTTGATTAGTAAGAAAGGTTGCTCTTTTGTTTGGTGTAGAAGAAGATAGTTTGTCAAGTCCTTCTATCATATTTTTAACTCTTTTATTAACATCTACAACCTGATCTTTAGGATCAAGTAGTTTTAAAAACCTAGTGTATTCAACGATTAAGTTATCTGGGTTACCTGCATTTAATCTTGTTTTATACAAAGGTCCAAACTGTTCTTGTAAAGCAACTCTTAATGCACTTCTTTTTTGCACTTGTGGCACAGCACCTTCTGTAGCAACAGCAAGTATTTTTTCAGACAAAATATCTTTTACTGCTTTTCTTGCAGCTTCAGGTGATAAACCATCTTCTAAAGAAAAAAGTTGTTTTGTAAAATTACTAAAGTCTTTACTAAATTGTTTATCTTCTATAACATATTTGTTTACTAAATTAAAATTAGATTGTTCTAATATATTTGCAGGTTTATCTTTGTTAGCGTATAAAAAGTCTGCTAAATTATCTCCAAGTTTTCCATCTATAGCTTCTCTAGCAGTAGTTTTACTAAAGTTTTTTCTAACAAAACCATTTAAGAATCCTAGTCCTGCTGCTGCTTCATCTGACAACGCTAACATTTTAGATGATGCTCTTATACCTTTTACAGTTTTTCCTACAACAAATGTAGGATCAGCAAGTTGTAAACCTAAATCAAAAATACCTGTAGCAAAATCATATGCTCTATCCTCTGGACTAATTAAAAACTCAAAAGGTTTAAACAAGACACGACCAGGTGTAACGTGTGGACTTTTACCTCTAGCAATAAGAGCTGCTGCTCTATCACCATCAAAAACTACTTTTTTTTCTGCTTCAAAAATATCATCAAATATGTTTGCACCAAGTCTTGATATAGCTATATCTCTAGCTTTTATTGGATCAGCACCTTTGTCAATAAGATTTTGATATGTAAGAGTTTTTTCAGGATCAGTAGATTGAAACAAAGCGTTTCCTAAATCTATTTTTTCTCCTCTTGCTCTTGCTTCTTTCCAATATGCAAAAGGATCAATAGCAGCTTTTTTCCAAGCTTCTTTTCCATCAACTCCTTGTGATTCAAGTTCTAGTGATCTTAATGGTTGTCCTATAACATCTTCGTATAATGCTCTTACACCTAAAAATGCTCCTTTAACACCTAACTCAAATAAACCACCTGTTTCTTCGTTTACACCAAACTGATTAAATACTGCTGTTTTTAATTTTCCATATGTAGATGCTTTAGCTTTAGAAAAAAACTCTGTAAGCCCTTCTATAAAATTATTATCAGCATTTTGTTTTGTAGCTTGTACCATAACGCTTGGTGGTACATTTACTGCTTGTTGATTTATTTGACTTAGTTTAACTGCCTGATCTCTAGTTACTTGTAAGGCAGGTTGTGTATCTCTTTTTTCTAGTAAGTAATCTACGTTTACATTATCAGAGTATGATGTTGCCATTACAAATACTCTAGTAAACTATCATCACCTGTTTCTAGCCAAGACTGATATACAAATTGTTTTATGTTTTCAGCCTGATATATTTGTTCTTCTGGTCTTGTATTTAGACCAGGACCAAAAGGTAACCCTGATGTAACAGGTTCATTAGGTCTGTCTGTTGGTGCAAAAACATCTATGTTAGGCATTTGTCTTTGTGCTGGTTGTGGTTGAGCTTGTTCTCTAGGAACTATATCTTTTGGCAAAGGTGCAGCTTGTTGTTGTTCTACTAAGTCTTGTTGTTCTCCATAAGCAACACCAGGTATTCTTCTTACTGCTTGTGTTGTATCTTGATAGTTTCTACCTGCTGGAGGTACAGCAGAGTTTCTATTTGTAATGCCTTTGTTACTCGGACTTCTCGCCATCTTCTTCATCCTGTTCTTCGTATATAAACGTTTGACTAATAATCATATAACCTTGTGGTAAATCTATAGGAGAGAATGGAGAAAATCTAAGTTTTGGTTCGTACATTTCTGCTTCTAATATTATGTTATCACCAATCTCATCAACATCATCAAGTAAGTTAAATACTATATCTGCAAATTTTTTATTAATTGACATTATCCTCCCATACCTTGTAGTAATTGTGCTATGCCTGGTGGAGCACCCTGTGGTGGTAGGGAAGCTCCTCCAAGCAATTCTTGTTCTTGTTCTGGTATTTCTGGATCTTCTGCTGTGTAAAACTTGTCAAGTATTGTACTCATATCATCAGGATTTTTCCTGATCTGTATTACAGCCATAGTTGCTTTTGGATCACCTTGTTGTGCTTGTGCCAGTAAAGAATCAAATAAAACTTTTTCTGCTTTTTCTTTTGTAATTCTTTCGTTTACTCTGACAATATTATCTAAGCCATCAAGGTTTTCTTGTAATGTCTGTGTGTCAATAATACCTGCTTGTAACAACTGTAAACCTGTAACAATTTTTTGTGGTTCATCATATCCTGCCATAGCACCATAAACACGCCTTGTCTTAAATGCACCAGCAATATCTTTTTCTGGATCGTATGTTTCTGAAAAGAAAGTATTGTTGTAATACCCAGAAAATGTTTTTGTTGAACCACCATACATTTTTTGATCCCACTCTAATCTTTTGTAGTCAATCATTTCTGCAGCATCTGCCATTACTGTATGATATTCTCTAATCATTAATGACATAGATGCACCGAGTTCTTCTAATCCTCTACCTGTTGCAAAGCTAAGTGGGCTT